AAATACTCTAGCAGGGTATTTATCTCTAACATTTACTCTAAATCTATTTATTGAATCTTCTTGGAATTCTCCTTTATTATTACTTACTGTAATAGCTATACTATCATTATTTACTTGTTGAAGTGAACCAGTAGAATATAAAAAATCATTCCATCTAAATTCTAAACATGGAGGATAAATTGTGTGAGTATCAATAGAAAAATATTTAGTTTCAAATGGTTGATTTTTAGTAAATTCTAAAGAATTTGAATGTTTTATAATAAATCCATCACTATAATAACTTGAACTAATAATATTAGTTACATCTAATTCAATATCTTGATTAGAATTATAATTAAAAGATTGTGTTGCTACTAAATTATTACTTTTATACCAACTCCCTCCTCCTACATTATTATATGAACTTGTAGACTCACCACTTGATGCTGTAAATATACTTCCTGTATTTTCAAATCTCCATTTCCAACTAACACCATTAGTAGTAGCGGGTATATTAGAAGTTCGACCAGTTCCTACATTCCAAGAACCAGAAATAGGATGACAATATATTGTATAATCTAAAGGAATAGCAGATGAATTGGCTAAATATAATTTTAGATATGTTTTATAACTAGAAGATTGAATTTTTTGGGTTAAAATATTTTGTATTTCTAAATTATCAAAAGCTATAAGTATACGAGATACTTCTCCTTTATCTTCTACAGAATTATAGATACTTAAATCTAATATTTCATCTATCCCTGTATTTTTTTCAGGATAGTAAGAATATATAGATGCGTCTTTACTAGGAAATGATTTATATATGGCCATTTTTAATATATTATTACTCTACCTTTAATATCAACATCAGGATAACGAACTTCAAATATACTAGGATCTAATGAGGGATAAATTATTCCTTTTTTAGTAGCTCCTACTATATCATAACCATAAGGAGAATAACTACCACCTTGTTTATTTACTATTTCTAATTGAGGTACACTACGTACTCCAGGAATTCTAAGAAGAAAAGCATATATATCTGAAAGGATAATAGGTTGATTTATTTGCCATGCTTCTATATTAAAGTATTCTTTTAATTTTATTAAACAAGAAGATAATAATTCTTTACTATTATAACTAGGTTCAATATTTAATTCAAAATTAAGACCTATATTAATATAGAAAGCATCTTTTATATTAATAGCATCAGTAATCATACGATACTGATTTAGATATTTTCTTAAATTATTTTTTAATGTTGAGTTAGTTGAAATTATATTTTTAGTTGAATTATATCCTAAAACATATAAATCTAAACTTAATGGATTATTTGATACTAAATTACCAAATGAATTATAAGTTTCTTGAGTTATATAAGCTTTAGCAATAGTACCATATTTAGAAGGCATATTTAAACTTCGTAAAATATAATCTTCTTTAGTAACTGTTCTATTCTGAGATGAATAAGCATTTAATGAATTTAATCTTATTTCTTCAATAGTATCACCACCTCTCCCACCAATTGCCGGGGTTGAATTATTACAAGCTATACTATTTAATACACTCCCTGTAAGACTAGAATCTAAACCACTATATTTAAATGATATAAGTGAATTATTTATTGTAGTTAATGAATTAACAGGAATATTAGATGATAAACCACCTCCTACTAAATATTTTATAGTTAATGTGGTATTTTGAGGAACCAAACCATAGGTTTGAGTAAATAAAGATGATACTTTATTATAATCATCTATATTATCCTTAATATTAGGTATTAAACCGTTATTAATATTTTCAGGAGTTGGAAGAATGGTTGTATCTGATGTGTTATATGACATACCAGAACCAAATTGTATTTCTAATTTATTATCTGGTTTAACTCGAGTGACAAATCTTCTAGGTACTCGTTGAAAATTAAGTAAATAATTTATATTATCACTACCAGATGTCATATTCAAAGATGATGATGGAATTACATCTTGGGCTAAATAAGGAACTTCATACCATGAATTACCATCACTGTCTTTTACATTTAATATTTGTAATATATTTTCATCTTCAATTACTATAGAATCAAATTTTTTAGGTGAATTAAATGTAAAATTAGTAGTTTTAATTGTAGCCGATATAGCAGGTACATTGGTTTTTAATAAAAATCTATTATCATTAGTATATGATATATTAACAGAGGAAGTATTAGAAAAATCAACATCTTTAGTTGTTATAAAAGTTTGACCATCTAATCCACTAGTAATAACTGTATTTTCACCTACTAATAATGAATAATTAAGATTAGGTTTTATATCACTACCACTTATTATACTAGGAACTAATTGATATAAATCAATATCAACATTAGAAGCATAAGATACTTTAGGACGATATCCAAAAGAATAAGCTAAATTATATAAACTTTCTTTTTCTTTAGCTAAATTTAAGAAATTTTCTTGAACTTGAGAATCAATATAAAATGAAGATACATCACCTACATATGCGGCCATTTCCATAAACATATTTCCAGGAGATGCTTCTGAAAAATCATTATAAGTATTAGGAAAATAGATTTTAGAAAATTCCTGTAGTGATGTTTTGAAATCACTAAAGGTTTTATTCATGTATTTTATTGATTTATCCTCAGTCATTATTGTAATTGAATTATAATACTATCTTGTTGTCCTGATATATTTAATTTATATTGAGTTTCTATATATATTGTATTAGTATCAGGTTCAGGAGTTATATTTATGTTTAATATAGTTATATTAGGTATAAATTTATTTACACTATCATATAATTCTTGTTTAAGATTAAATAATATATCATTATTGATATTTTCAAATAATAATTTATTTATATCAGTTCCAAATTCAGGATTTTCAATTCTTTCTCCTTTCTTTGTTAAAAATAAATTTATAATATTTGATTTAATTTGGTCTTTTGTTGAATAAGTAGAATTAAATACACCACCAGCGTTAAAAGGAAGTGATACCCCAATAGCTATATTTTTATCTAGATCTCTAGGATCAATTCTGGTTACTTGTGGTATAGGCATAATTAATCATACATATTTTGTCTCATTTGAGCTTTCTCTTGAGGAGTCATAGTGGCTGCTGTTTGAGCAATAACATCTAAATAAGGATTTCCGGTTGACTTAATTTGTTGAGATTCAGGAGTTTCTAATCCCATCATACTAGCTAAATTTTTTCTATAAGCAAACATATCAACATCCTGTGAATTAAAACTCATTGTTTTATTTTCTTGGATTGGTTGTTGTGGGATAAGAGAAGATAATTCTTCACGTAAAACTTCACGAACTGATTCTTTAATTAATTTTTTAAAAACGTCTATTTTCATGATTATAAATATTTAAGCTAAAAGATTTTTAAGGTCTATTTCTACTTTTATTTGATCTACTAATACTTCAGGCTCTAAAGTAAATGAGTAATCACTTTGAATTATTTCTTTACCTGAAGTATTTGTAGCAACAGCATATCTGCGTTTATATCCACGTATAACAAAGTTAGGATTATTTTCTTCTTTTAAGTAAAATTTAAATCCATTATAATCAAATCCATTTAAATATCCCAAACCATAAGTAGTTCCACCATTTAAAATTTTACCAAATTGATCAAGATTTAATGTATTAAATAATTTACTTAATGAATTTAATTCAATAGATGAATTTGGATCTGTAGATTTGATAGAATTAGAAATAGATGTTTCAAATAATAATAATAAATTATTTAATCTACTTTTTTGATATTGGAGATCATCATATAATGAACCATATATTTGATCAATAACTACAAGAAACATAGAGATATAACTTAACATATCTTGAACAAAATATAATGCCTTTTGAATTTTATTACCCGCTGTGGTTAGAACAGGAGCTAAATCTAATAATTCTACAGCTGCTTTAAGAATTGTAACTAACCCTTCAGCAATTAAAATCATACTTCGGATAACTTTTGTAATGATTAATATCTTAGATAAAGCTCGTTCTCTAACATTAATTTTAGCTGTAATTATATTAATTTTACGCTTTAAATATATTAAAGATTGTTCAGGATTTGTTATTTCATTACTATATATTTTATTTATTTCATCTTCTATTTCTGAAATGGCGTTATCAATACCATAATTTTTTATATTAATTCGGGTTAATACTAAAGAAGTAATAGAAATTAAATTAGCAATTAAATATTTTTTATCAAATAATGCTAATCCTTTAATACTATTTAAAGCCGTAGAATGAATTTTTAAAATATTATCTGTTGTTTTTGATAATGATAAAGAATTATCTAAAGGAGCTAATTTTTTCTTTAAATATTTTTCAGCATTTTCCCTATTTGAGTATACTTGTTGTTTATCTTGTTGGGATTGAATTAAATTTTCAATTTGATTATTTATCAATTTAATCTCATTAATAAGATTATTTTCCAACGTTATTAATGCCTTTACTTTTTCTGGTTCTGATAATTTAGTTCCTTTTATAAATTTAATTCTATCTTCATATTTTTTCTTAGTAGATTCTAGTGATTTCTTTTTGGTTTCAATCTCTAGTTTTATTAAATTTGCAAAATTATTATATACTGATTTATTTATAGTTTTAGGATTTACTTTAGTATTAGAATAATCTAAAGCATTACGTATTAAATTTATATCTATTATATTTTGAGGAACTTCAATCTGTTGTATATTACCGTCTGCCATATTAAATAGTATAAGTGGTTTTAGATTTCAATTTATCCAAACCAGATGATATTAATTTACTTGAATTATATTTTGTAATTATATTATTTACATCTAGTAATAATTTAGTCCCTCCTTTATTCACACTAGATAAAGGAGTACCAGGCATAGTACCAAAAGCTACAGATAAATTTTTACTTAATTCCTGTAAAGTTATTAATATATCAATAATCAATTCAGATGTTTTATTACCTAATAATACTGGTTCTATAGGGGGGTTACCTTTTGAATTTAGACCTAAGTTTATTTTAGGTGCTTTCAATGTTATATCATTTTTGGACTCAAGATATATCGAATCATTAATTAATGCTCCTAATTGATTACCATATAATAAAATTTCATTCTTTTTAGCATTTATAGTTATCCTATCAGCTATTAACATAGCTTGAGAATTAGTATAATCTGAAGGTGGATTAAATAATTTATTCCTTGAAAATTTAATTTCTGAAAGATAAGGGAGTAATTGAGTAGATGTTAATACTAATAATGATGAATCTTTTTTTAAGTCTTCAATATGTGGTTTTAAATCTTTAAGATTATCAGCATCTACAAAATACCCATTGGTTAAAAAAGTAATAGGATCTCCATTATTACCAACAGTACTCCACCAATTCTCAGACTTATTCCATCTTGTAGTGGATGTAAAATGTAAAGAACTCCCAAATCTACTTTCATATATTGTATCACCTTCAAAAGGTAATATACTTTTTACTAATGCATTTGGTTCAAATACTCGTCCTAAACTAGATGCTTGATCACCAGGTA